TACAGGCAAACAAAGAGGCTGTGCATCATTTAAAACGAAAGTTTCTAGTCAGCCCGCGAAGCAGCCCATTAGGAGACATTACAAATCAAAACAACACACACAGCCATAGTCAGGCAAACGAGTCACAAGTTAAAAGGAGATTACTGGACAGTTATCCGGACAGCGGATATGGCAATACACAAGTGGAAACTGTGGAAGCAACGTTGCAGGTAGATGGGCAACATGGCGGTTCACAGAACAGTGTGTGTAGTAGCGGGGGGGGCAGTGTTATGGATGTGGAAACAACAGAAAGCTGTGAAAATGTAGAACTAAACAGTATATGTGAAGTATTAAAAAGCAGTAATGCAAAAGCAACGTTAATGGCAAAATTTAAAGAGTTGTATGGTATTAGTTATAATGAGTTGGTACGGGTGTTTAAAAGTGATAAAACATGTTGTATAGATTGGGTTTGTGCATTGTTTGGCGTTTCCCCAATGGTAGCAGAAAATTTAAAAACACTAATTAAGCCATTTTGCATGTACTACCATATACAATGTTTATCATGTAATTGGGGCACCATTGTATTAATGCTAATTAGGTTTTCATGTGCAAAAAACAGAACAACAATTGCTAAGTGTTTAATTACATTAGTAAATATCCCACAATCACAAATGTTTATAGAACCACCAAAATTACGTAGTACACCTGTGGCATTATATTTTTATAGAACAGGCATATCAAACATTAGCAATACATATGGAGAGACACCTGAATGGATTACACGACAAACGCAACTACAACATAGTTTTGAGGATAGTACCTTTGAATTATCACAAATGGTGCAATGGGCATTTGACCATGAAGTATTAGATGATAGTGAAATAGCATTTCATTATGCACAATTAGCAGATATAGATAGTAATGCTGCAGCGTTTTTAAAGAGTAATTGCCAAGCAAAATATGTAAAAGATTGTGGGACCATGGCACGGCATTACAAACGAGCACAAAGAAAATCATTATCCATGTCAGCCTGGATAAGGTATAGATGTGATAGAGCAAAGGATGGAGGCAACTGGAGAGAAATTGCTAAATTTTTAAGATATCAAGGTGTAAACTTTATGTCTTTTATTCAAATGTTCAAACAGTTTTTAAAAGGAACACCAAAACACAATTGCATAGTCATATATGGCCCACCAAACACAGGCAAGTCATTATTTGCAATGAGCCTAATGAAGTTTATGCAAGGGTCCATTATTTCATATGTAAACTCTGGTAGTCATTTTTGGTTACAGCCACTAGAGGATGCTAAAATAGCATTGTTAGATGATGCTACGTATGGGTGTTGGACATATATTGATCAGTATTTAAGAAACTTTTTAGATGGTAATCCATGTAGTATAGATAGAAAACATAGGAGTTTAATACAATTAGTATGTCCACCATTACTAATAACGTCAAACATAAATCCACAAGAGGATGCAAACCTAATGTATTTACATACAAGGGTAACAGTATTAAAGTTTTTAAATACATTTCCATTTGATAACAATGGGAATGCTGTGTATACATTGAATGATGAAAATTGGAAAAATTTTTTTTCCACCACATGGTCCAGATTAGATTTGGAGGAGGAAGAGGACAAAGAAAATGGAGACCCTATGCCACCGTTTAAATGTGTGCCAGGAGAAAATACTAGACTGTTATGAACTGGACAGTGATAAATTAGTAGATCAAATTAACTATTGGACATTGTTACGATATGAAGCTGCTATGTTTTATGCAGCACGGGAAAGAAACTTACAAACAATCAATCACCAGGTAGTACCAGCAACAACAGTATCAAAACAAAAGGCCTGTCAAGCAATTGAAATGCACATGGCCTTACAATCGCTTAACAAATCAGACTATAACATGGAACCATGGACAATGCGGGAGACATGTTATGAACTATGGTGTGTGGCTCCCAAGCAATGTTTTAAAAAGGAGGGCATAACTGTAACAGTTATATTTGATGGAAATAAGGACAATTCAATGGACTATACAAGCTGGAAATTTGTATATATATATGATAATGATAAGTGGGTAAAGACAGATGGAAATGTGGACTATACGGGTATATATTACACTGTAAATTCAAAAAAAGAGTATTATGTACAGTTTAAAGATGAAGCCAAAATATATGGGGCACAACAGTGGGAGGTCTATATGTATGGTACTGTAATAACATGTCCTGAATATGTATCTAGTACCTGCAGCGACGCGTTATCCACTACTACAACTGTTGAACAACTATCAAACACCCCAACGACCAATCCCCTTACCACCTGCGTGGGCGCCAAAGAAGCCCAGACACAACAGCGAAAACGACAGCGACTTACTGAGCCCGACTCCTCCACAATCTCCCCACTGTCCGTGGACAATACAAACAACCAAATACACTGTGGAAGTGGAAGCACAAACACTGGAGGGCACCAGAGTGCAACTCAGACTGCGTTTATAGTGCATTTAAAAGGTGATACAAATTGTTTAAAATGTTTTAGATACAGATTTACAAAACACAAAGGGTTATATAAAAACGTATCCTCAACCTGGCATTGGACCAGTAATACTAAAACAGGCATTGTTACCATTGTGTTTGACAGTGCACATCAACGGGAAACATTTATAAAAACCATTAAAGTACCCCCAAGTGTAACACTCTCATTGGGAATTATGACACTGTAACTAGTGTAATATATGTATTGTACATATATACTGTCACAAGCCAATATGTGCTGCTAATTGTATAGACATATTGTAACCATTGCAGTGTTTATTATTTTGCTATTTGTGCTTTGCGTGTGTGTGTGTCTTGTGTTGTGTTGTTTGTTGCCGCTACTGCTGTCCCAATACGTGTTTGCAGCTGCCTTATTATTAATTTTATGTTTTTGGTTTGTTGTTGCAACATCCCAATTAACTACATTTTTTGTATATTTGATTTTTTTTTACTTACCTTGTTTACTTTTACATCTATATACATTTTTACTTTTGCAATAAACTTGTTATATTTTTGTGATTAAATATGGTGGCTACACGTGCACGGCGTCGGAAGCGAGCATCTGTAACACAATTATATTCTACATGCAAAGCTGCTGGTACATGTCCTCCTGATGTTATAAATAAGGTTGAAGGTACTACATTGGCCGATAAAATATTACAGTGGAGTGGGTTGGGTATATTTTTGGGTGGCCTAGGTATTGGTACTGGGTCTGGATCTGGGGGGCGTACTGGATATATCCCTTTAGGTGGTGGGGGTCGCCCAGGCGTGGTGGATATTGCTCCTGCAAGGCCACCTGTTATAATTGAACCTATAGCACCTACTGAACCTTCTATAGTAAATTTGGTTGACGACTCTAGTATTATTCAGTCTGGGTCTCCTATACCTACCTTTACTGGTACCGATGGCTTTGAAATTACTTCATCTTCCACAACAACCCCTGCTGTGTTGGACATAACCCCATCTGCTGGTACTGTACATGTTTCTAGTACTAACATTGAAAATCCTTTATATATTGAACCTCCATCCATTGAGGCTCCACAATCTGGAGAAGTGTCAGGACATATATTTACTAGTACACTTACTTCTGGTACTCATGGGTATGAAGAAATACCTATGGAAGTGTTTGCATCCAATGTCAGTACTGGTACTGAACCTATTAGCAGCACACCTACTCCAGGGGTTAGTCGCATAGCTGCTCCCCGCTTGTATAGTAAGTCTTACACACAAGTTAAAGTTACAAATCCTGATTTTATTAGTAAGCCATCCACATTTGTTACATTTAATAATCCTGCTTTTGAGCCTATTGACACATCCATAACTTTTGAGGAACCTAATGCTGTTGCACCTGATCCTGATTTTCTGGATATTATTACACTGCACCGCCCTGCCCTTACATCTCGTAGAGGCACAGTACGCTTTAGTAGGTTAGGTCAAAAGGCCACCATGCGCACTCGTAGTGGCAAACAAATTGGTGCTCGTGTACATTATTATCATGATATTAGTAGAATTGCACCAGCTGATGAACTTGAAATGCAGCCTTTACTTTCCCCTTCTAATAATTATAGTTATGACATTTATGCTGATTTAGATGAAGCTGAAACAGGTTTTATACAGCCCACACACACCACACCTATGTCACACTCCTCTGTGTCTAGGCAGTTGCCCTCCTTATCGTCATCTATGTCTTCATCTTATGCAAATGTTACTATTCCATTTTCAACTCCATATTCTGTTCCTATTCATACAGGGCCTGATGTGGTATTGCCCACATCTCCTACAGTATGGCCTTATGTTCCCCACACTTCCATTGACACCAAGCATTCTATTGTTATACTAGGTGGGGATTACTATTTGTGGCCCTATACACATTTACTACGCAAACGCCGTAAACGTATACCCTATTTTTTTACAGATGGCATTGTGGCGCACTAATGACAGCAAGGTGTATTTGCCACCTGCACCTGTGTCTCGAATTGTGAATACAGAAGAATATATCACACGCACCGGCATATATTACTATGCAGGCAGTTCCAGACTAATTACATTAGGACATCCCTATTTTCCACTACCTAAAACCTCAACGCGTGCTGCTATTCCTAAAGTATCTGCATTTCAATACAGGGTATTTAGGGTACAGTTACCGGATCCTAACAAGTTTGGACTCCCGGATCCAAATTTATATAATCCAGACACAGATAGGTTGGTGTGGGGTTGTGTGGGCGTTGAGGTGGGCAGAGGACAGCCCCTTGGTGTTGGCCTTAGTGGTCATCCCTTATTTAATAAATATGATGACACAGAAAATTCACGCATAGCAAATGGCAATGCACAACAAGATGTTAGAGATAACACATCTGTTGACAACAAACAGACTCAGTTATGTATAATAGGCTGTGCTCCACCTATTGGGGAACACTGGGGTATTGGCACTACATGCAAAAACACACCTGTACCTCCAGGAGACTGCCCCCCCCTGGAACTTGTATCCTCTGTCATTCAGGATGGCGATATGATTGATACAGGGTTTGGAGCTATGGATTTTGCTGCCCTACAGGCCACCAAATCAGACGTCCCTTTGGATATTTCACAGTCTGTTTGTAAATATCCTGATTATTTAAAAATGTCTGCAGACACATATGGTAATTCCATGTTTTTTCATTTACGCAGGGAGCAAATCTTTGCTAGGCACTATTATAATAAACTTGGTAGTGTTGGGGAAGACATTCCTACCGATTATTATATTAAGGGTAGTGGTAATGGCCGTGACCCTATAGAAAGTTATATATACTCTGCTACTCCCAGTGGGTCTATGATAACATCTGATTCTCAAATTTTTAATAAGCCTTATTGGCTCCACCGTGCGCAGGGTCACAATAATGGCATTTGCTGGAACAATCAGCTTTTTATTACCTGTGTTGATACTACCAGAAGTACAAATTTAACTATTAGCACTGCCACTGCTGCAGTTTCCCCACCATTTACTCCAAGTAACTTTAAGCAATATATTAGGCATGGGGAAGAGTATGAATTGCAATTTATTTTTCAGTTATGTAAAATTACTTTAACTACAGAGGTAATGGCTTATTTACACACAATGGATCCTACCATTCTTGAACAGTGGAATTTTGGATTAACATTACCTCCGTCTGCTAGTTTGGAGGATGCATATAGGTTTGTTCGAAATGCAGCTACTAGCTGTCAAAAGGACACCCCTCCACAGGCTAAGCCAGATCCTTTGGCCAAATATAAATTTTGGGATGTTGATTTAAAGGAACGGTTTTCTTTAGATTTAGACCAATTTGCATTGGGTCGAAAGTTTTTGTTGCAGGTTGGCGTACAACGCAAGCCCAGACCAGGCCTTAAACGCCCGGCCTCATCAGCATCCTCTTCCTCTTCCTCTTCAGCCAAACGTAAACGTGTTAAAAAGTAATGTATGTTGGTTTTTGTATGCTTGTGCACACTGTTGTATGCCTGTATGTATATGTTTGTGTATGTACTGTATGTGTTTTTGTGTGTGTGTGTGTTGTTGTTCCTGTATGTATGAGTTATGTATGTTTATTATTAATAAACTATGTGGTGTGTGTGTGTGTGTTTTTGCATGACTGCATTTGTATGACATGTACGGGTGTATGTGGGTATTACATTATCCCCGTAGGTCAAGGGTGGTGTTTCGGTGGCGTCCCTATTGCCCTACCCATTTTTTTGCAGCACAACAGTTTATATTTGTGCTATTTAGTTATACTTTGTAGCTTCCATTTTGTTACAGCTGCAGCCATTTTGAGTGCAACCGATTTCGGTTGCTGTACTTTTAGTATATTTGCCAAGTTTTAAACCACAACTGCCAGTTGTTTTTGGCATAAACCATGAGTTTTTTATGACATAGTGCATACATCCGCCCGCCCACGCCTTGTTCTTGGCGCGCCTTACCGGCGCTAGTCATACAACCTATTAGTCATTTGTACTTTAACAATTGTTGGCACACTGTTTTCCGCCCTATAATAATTTAACTGCTTATAGGCATGTATTTTTTGGCATATTTTATCTTACTAATTGCATAGTTGGCAGGTCAAATACTATGTTTTTAGTGCCAAGTTTCTATCCTACCTATAAACCATCTTACTCATATGCAGGTGTGCTACACAAATGTGTTACCTAACCGATTTGTGTTCTGCCTATGCTTGCAACATTTTTTCTTATAACATTTAACAATTATCTTGTAAAAACTAGGGTGTAACCGAAAAGGGTTATGACCGAAAACGGTGCATATAAAAGTGGAGTGGGAAAAGTATAGAAGAACACCATGTTCGAAGACAAGAGGGAAAGACCACGAACGCTGCATGAATTATGTGAAGCTTTGAACGTTTCTATGCACAATATACAGGTAGTGTGTGTGTATTGTAAAAAGGAATTATGTAGAGCAGATGTATATAATGTAGCATTTACTGAAATTAAGATTGTATATAGGGATAATAATCCATATGCAGTATGCAAACAATGTTTACTGTTTTATTCAAAAATTAGAGAGTATAGACGTTATAGCAGGTCTGTGTATGGTACTACATTAGAGGCAATTACTAAAAAAAGCTTATATGATTTATTGATAAGGTGTCATAGATGTCAAAGACCACTTGGGCCTGAAGAAAAGCAAAAATTGGTGGACGAAAAAAAAAGGTTCCATGAAATAGCGGGACGTTGGACGGGGCAATGCGCTAATTGCTGGCAACGTACACGACAACGTAACGAAACCCAAGTGTAATAAAGCCATGCGTGGTAATGTACCACAATTAAAAGATGTAGTATTGCATTTAACACCACAGACTGAAATTGACTTGCAATGCTACGAGCAATTTGACAGCTCAGAGGAGGAGGATGAAGTAGATAATATGCGTGACCAGCTACCAGAAAGACGGGCTGGACAGGCTACGTGTTACAGAATTGAAGCTCCGTGTTGCAGGTGTTTAAGTGTAGTACAACTGGCAGTGGAAAGCAGTGGAGACACCCTTCGCGTTGTACAGCAGATGTTAATGGGCGAACTGAGCCTGGTTTGCCCGTGTTGTGCGAACAACTAGCAACGGCGATGGACTGTGAAGGTACAGAGGATGAGGGGGCGGGGTGTAATGGGTGGTTTTTTGTTGAAGCAATAGTAGAAAAAAAAACAGGAGATAATGTTTCGGATGATGAGGATGAAAATGCAGATGATACAGGATCTGATTTAATAAACTTTATAGATAGTGAAACTAGTATTTGCAGTCAGGCGGAACAGGAGACAGCACGGGCGTTGTTTCAGGCCCAAGAATTACAGGCAAACAAAGAGGCTGTGCATCATTTAAAACGAAAGTTTCTAGTCAGCCCGCGAAGCAGCCCATTAGGAGACATTACAAATCAAAACAACACAC